AAATTGAAAGTGATGATATGCACCGACCAAAAACCCATCCTCAAGTAGTAGAGGGGGGCGAATTGTTGCGTCTCAAGCAGCATGCAATATATAGCCAAAAACTTTTAAGATTTGTCATTGACACAAAAAAATGAAAATTGGGTATATTTGTGGTGCAGACGTTCAACGGGCTGCGTATTTAAGATAGAAGTAGCCCCTTTCTTTTTTAGGCATAAAAACACCCGCTAAGTTTGCTAACGAAATCGTTAAGCCTAGCGGGTTCAGCACGGATATTATAGCAAATCGGCATAAAAAAAGAACCCCTCCTGCCGAAGCAAGAGGGGTTGTGTGTTAGTGCAATGAAGTCAATCTACCAACTTCATCTGTGTCTACTTGCACCGTACTGTCAGCCTGGACAGAACCATCTGCGTTGACTGCGTAAGCGTGGTTATTGTGAACGTGAACTCCTGCAGGGAGCAGGTTGCCATTCTCAGAAGCGAGGTACTTCTTGCCTTCGGCATCAAAGATACCAGTTGCCATGCGTCCGTCATTGGCAAAGTAGTAGTCGCAACTTCCGATGTGCTGCATGCCTGTCAACATTGCACACTCCTGTGGTCCTTCGTCTGGACAGAGGTAGAACCAGTCTGTACCATCAAAGAACCAGCCTGTGACTGCGTATCCTCGTGCGTCAAAGTAGTACCAAGAGCCATTGATGAACGCCCACTGACTGTAGTAGTAAGCACTAGGACTGGTTGCATACCACCAGCCAGTTGCATTCTTAACCCAATGTGGGTCAAAGTTGGACTCACCCTGTGCAAGCTGTTCCCATTCTGCATAGGTCAGCTTTGCGACATCGAGGTCAACAGTACCGCCTGCGCTGGAATACTGCCAAATCGTCCAGTCATTCCATGCACCAGTGTTATAGATCATAGCGGGCAAATCCCACGAGAAGCGATTGTCTGGGTACCCAGCAATCCACAGACGCGATACATCGGCACAAGACGCCACTTGCGAGCGTCCAGCGGGGTAGGTATACACAACAGGATAGATGCCTGTCTTAGCGTAGACACGGTCAACAAACTGCCTAGCCCAAACCGTTGAGCCCCACGCGTCATTGTCACCGTTCTCCCAGTCAAGGCATAGAAGTGCCTTGCCAATGTAGCCGGAGACACACGCAACAAATGCGTCAGCTTCTGCCACGGGTGAACCACCTTCTGCGTAATGATACACGCCAATGAGCTTGCCGTCAGCAAGCGCACGCTGAAGTTGTGCCGTCATGTAGCGGTTCATTGGCTGAGTGCCCTGCGTTGCCTTAGCAATTACAAAATCAGAGCCACTGTATGCAGTCTCAACATTTGGGTGCGAGTATGTCGCACCCAATGCCTGATAACCTGATACATCAATGCCCCTAAGCATTGTTTACCTCTTCTTTTGGCTCTTCTGCTGGCTTTGTATTGATTGGTTCAGCGTTGCCTGTCATATAACTTGCAGGACGCTCAGAAGGCTTGATGTAGGTCATTGCACGTGCAGAATCGCTTAATCCCTTTGTGGTTGGGTCTACCGTGACGCCAATGGCACCCAAGACCGCCACAACGACCGTGCCAATCAAATAAGGGTTGCTGATGAACTTCACGAATACATCAGCAAGGCTTCCCCATGTAGTGAGGTCTGAGTAAGCAAGCCCAAGATACGCTAGGATGGGACTCATGACGATTCCAACCATTCCCAGCCACCATGCAGGGTTATGAAGACGTACTTTCCAGTTAATCATGTTTACTCCTTTACTTCTCAAGCTTTGTGATGCGTGAGTCTAGGTTTTTTACATCGGTTTTGACCTCTGCGAGGTCTGTTGCTGCTTTTTTTGAAACCTCATCCGCCCTTCGCGCCACAATGCCAACCACAGAAAGCTCAGCTGTGTGTTGGGTCAGCGTGGCAGTTAAGTCAGAGAGTGATTGCTGGTACTTACCAAGCTGCTCATTCATGACCTGCTGACGGGTCTCTAAACGTGTGAGCGTGTTGGTGATGGTGCTCTTCCAGGCATCCTCTTTTTCCTTATCATCTCGACTAGCACGCTGCAAATTCGAGATGGCAACAAGACCGCCCAGAAATGCACCTACGATGGAGACGAAGAAGGAAACCATTTCAGCCGTAATGTTCATGACTCCCTCCTATTCCATACTCTTAGGAAGAATTGGAATAATTCCCGTAGCGTAGCCACTGCTGTAGTTATAGAGGTAAATATGACCATCACCAGCACCAGCTGCGCCAATCCAAATCTTGGCAGTGCTGTTCTCTCTCTGTGTGCCTAGAGGGTAATAACCCTCAATGGCTGGCAAAAGATCGTCTGGCATTTCTGCCGTAGTGGTACGAGTCGAATAACCAGCTGCAAGATAACAATCGAGATACATCATGCCGCCACGAATGCAATAACGGACGCGGCACGCGCCGTCATCTTGCAGGGTAGTCCAGTGCTTGGAGGTATCTTCTTTTTCTTCTCCCAGGACCTTAATTGTTGGCAGCAAAGATACGGGCTCACCAACAGTAATGCCATTGATTGGCAGTCTATAGATGGGCATACAAGCCGTAGTAGAGCCGGAGAGAATGTCACCCTTCACATAGGTTGGGTCTACCGGATTACCCTGATTGGTTGGCGTGCCCTGGATAACCTCGCAAGTGAATTTCTCAACACCACCAACCTGCTTAGAGTACTTCAGCACAACTAAGTCATTGCGCTTATAACCCGCACGACCATTAGCAACATTAAGCTCAAAAGGCTCCTCATTAGTCACCATACGAGCGTCAAAGAGAACGTCACCTGTGTCAATACGCACCCTGTTGGCAGTCTGCATGGCAGCCTTGATTTGGTTTTGCGTCTGCAAAATGCCACGCACAGAGCCAGCCACACCAGCAATCAACCTGCCAATCTGTGGAGCTGTAATGTGGTCCTTGCCCTGAAATGAAATAACACCATCGAAAGCCATTTAACCCTCCTTTACCATGAATTGAGCGAACTCTTCATCACGCTTGCGTGCGAGCTCACGATACTTTGCAGCGCAGTCAGGGCAGAGGAGATAACTCTGCTGCACGCCGTCTGCTGATACTCTGCTTATGCTTTTCCATTGCGAGGTTGCAAAGTCACTTTCAAGAAGAAAGGCTTCTTTCTTGCACCTGTCGCATTGGAAGCGTGCAAAGCCACTTGTTTTTGCCATTAAGCTGTCCTTTCCCATTTATAACAGCCAAGAGAAGGTAGTTGTTGCCATCTACCTCTGTAGTTTGATTGCGGGTTAACAAATGAAGTTGTTTCAATGACCGAGCCAACAGGAAAAGATGGTGTAGTTGCTCCGCCTTGAGTTGCTCCCTGGACGTTGATAGTCACGTCACTAGATCCGTCAAAGACTGCTGTACCACTCACAGAGCCAACCAGCTTAATGGTGCGTGGCTGTGAGAGCTTCTTAGCAGCGTTAGCGTCACCACCGGGAGTAGATGCACCAGCGTATGAGTGAGTGTGGTTCGCAGGAGCTGCACCGACTTCTTGAGCGGTGTATGTTGGCTTTGCGGGGAGCTTTACTGTGTGCGTACGGGCGTCTGTGACGTGTCCTAAAGCGTCAACATTGACCGTTGCGCCTAATTGCACAGTATCGCCCCAAGAAGCGTCTAAATCGCTCTCAGAGCCGTATGTGCCAACGGTCACACTAGAAGGCTCGTGGACGAGAGTGACTGTGCCACCTGTGCGCTGAGCCTTGAGTGGTGTTGTTGCGGTAACTTCTGCCACCTTAGAGTCAACCTGTAGTGTTGCTCTGCCAATTTCACTGGCTGAGTCCGTTGCTACTTTGTGTGCTTCATTGACCTTGTTCTCAAGGCTCTTGAAGTCTGCTCTTGATACTTCTGCAGAGATGGTGCGTCCAGCAATAGAGATACCAGTACCGGCTGTGTATGAGCTTGATACTGCGCCTGAGCCTGTTGAAGAGCCACGCTCAGCGGTACCGGATGAAGAAGTGTTGCTAGCAGTACCGCCGACCTTGTAGCTAATGCTTACCTCGGTATCTGTGACAATGATGACCTTAGTGCCCACGGTTGCAGTAACGTGCAAGCCAGTCACAGGATCTATGCCAGGAACAATGTCACCAATGCCGAACTCTTCATCATCGTCAAGCGTGACGTTGATTGAGTCAGCAGCTTGATACTCTTTGAGCTTCTTAGGACCGTCTTTCTCAAGCTCTTCACGGCTTGCATTGGTGTAGTTGTAGGTGGTTGTGCGCTCGTCAATGCCAAAGAGCGTCTGTGTAGTGGAGATGTTTCCACGCACATCTGCGTAGAAGTGCAACACGATACGGTTCTTAAGCTCACCAGAGCCAAGGCAGATAAGATGGTTGTAAGGTCTTACAACGCTCTTAATAGTTACGTCAGAATGCTCTGCGTCAGCTCCGTCAGTCCAGTCTGTAATAGGCTTCACCGAGAGCACAATCATCCGCTCAATGGAGTCATACTCGATGTTGAGACGCGCTGAAGAATCAGCAAGCATTTTTCTGATGCCTGTCCAAGCGTCACAATATCTGTCGAAGGTGTATTTAACGGTAATGCCAGAAGTCTCTTCTGATACTTTGAACTGGCTAGCAAGTCCAAGACGCTGAACAAGCTGCTTTAGAACCCCGTGAGCTTCTCCACGCACACTGAGATAGTCTTCACCACTTGGTGGCTCAAGGACCTTATCTCTGATGATTCCTTGCCATGATCTACCAATGTAGGTGATTGTGTTGTTGCCTGAGTTAGACTCGCGTGCGTCAACTACACCGCCCCATTCAGTACCTTCAACATAAACGTATGCGCCATCATCAAGACGCTGCTCAGAGTCAATGTCGAGCGTGAGCTCAAAGTCATTGCCTGTGTCTCCATATTCCAGGTCAAGGGGTGCTCCTTTAAGCACGCCAATATCTAGATGTGTTGCGTCTGTGTAGCTAATATCTGGCATTATGCACTCACCTCACTAGGTGAGCTCTGAGTGCTTACCGCCCTTGGAGCGCGTGTCTCACCTTGTGGCTGCTCCTTCTCATATGGAGGAGTGGAGCGTGTCTCATAGAGCGTGAGGTCAAAGTCGAAGGTGTTATCCCATGTAATGTCATCGGTACCCGGTTGGATTTGCTCAAAGAGATATGAGCCAGAACCGTGAGCTCCGCGCTCTCGGAACTTATAGACGTTCTCACGGGTGCCGTTATCCTGCACTACAACAGCGGTCTTACTTTGAGAATCAACCTCAAGATATGCACCAGCTGCAATAGTGGTGTTGACCTTGTGCAGGTTCTCGCCAATTCTGATGTATGGGTTAGTTGCAGGACCATAGACACGCCAGAGCCACGGAGAAGCACTCTTAGAAGGGTTAGTGAATGACTTGGCGGGCTTACCCTGCACAAGGTCAAAGGGGAAGTCTCTTGGGAAGTCAGGCTTAACGCCAGTAACCGCACCGGCTGTCTCATGCTTAAAGTAGAGCGTTGTTGCCTTAAACCATGTAGGGTCTTCGACAAGAAGCGTTAAAACGAACTCTGCGAACTTGTCAGAAAGCCAGTAGTTGGTAGGAGCACCGCCGATAATGTAGCAGTGGATGTCCCAAGAGCCTACCGTGAGCGTTCCTGGGGTGCGGTTTAAGATGTCCTTCTCGCCAAGCTCAATAATCTTATTGCGGAGCTCTAAGCCTTCTTCATCACTTCCCGCTGCAATGCCAACAGGGAACTTGATTGTCTTTGGCTTATGATCACGTCGTCTGAATGACGTAATTCTGCTTGAGTTCTTGCCTGATGTATACGACCACATCCAGTCTCTGAGTTCGTGTTCCATGTAGTGGAGGGACTTGTCAGCCCCTCCAAACTCCATGTGCTTACTATCATCAGAGGTTGTATATCTAATGTCTGTGCGCATTATGCGCTCACCTCTCTTACCATGCGTCCAAATTCACGGTTATTCACGTCAACTCTTACGGGCTTGCCATATGCGTCCTCAATGCGCTTAGTCATGACATCCATTTGTGCTGAGAGATCTGCAATGGCTTGGTTGGTATCTGCGTAGATGCCATTAGCCACAAGAGACGCTGTCATATCCATTTGCTTGTTAATAGGAACATTGAGCGCATAGCCATCAACTCCACTCTGAGCAGCTTCTGCGAGGTCCTGTGCTGCCTTGTAAACGTCTCGCTTACCGCCTGCAATACCAACAACAAAGCCGTCAACTGTGTAGCCACCAAGACCAGCCATGACGCGTGAAGGCGAGTGAATGCCAAGCAGTGCTTTTACTGCTCCAACAACACCGTTAAAGACTCCACAGACTCTGTCGACTACCCAGCTTGCTAAGCCAGTTACACCATTTACGAAGCCTTGAATGAATGCACGTCCTGCGCTGCCAAGGTCAAAACTTGTGATGGCATTCTTTGCTTGGTTGAGCAGGTTTCCAACCGCTCCAAGCAAGCTGCCAATAATCTGAGGAACAGCTGTGACAATGGCTGTAAAGAGTGTTACAGCTGCTCCCAGAAGTGCTCCAATAAAGCCAGGGAGATTTGACACTACGGTGCCAATGAGATTGCCGATATTGCCAATGAGTCCAGGAAGAATGACTGGAATGGCGTTCACGATTGCCACAAAGAGGTCCACTGCAGCTTGAAGAAGTGTCCCAACAAAGCCAGGAAGTCCTGAGATGAATACATCAATAATTTGTGGCAGTGCAGCTGCTAGTGCTGGGATGATTGCTACAACGCCGTCAACAAGTCCCATAAATAGACCTTGCGCTGCTTCAAAGAGAGCCGGAGCATTAGCAACAAAGCCGTCCACTAGACCTTGCAGGATCTGTGGAGCTGCTTCTGCAAGCTGTCCTGCAACCTCAGTGAGTGCTTGCAGGATAAAGGTGAACGCCTGCATTGCTCCTGCCATGAGAGAAGGCGCAGAAGCCACAAGAATGTCACAGATTGCACCAGCTGCAGCTCCAACCGCTTCCAGTAGTCCTGGAGCAATCTGCTGCCAAGCTGCACCCATCTGAGAAAAGAGAACCTCGAAGGCATGAGCCAGTGTAGGACCTGCAGAAGCAAGACTAGATGCGACCTGTGGAAGAATTGAGCTGATTTGAGAAGCAAGTCCGGGGATGGCATCAGCAATACCAACGATATTGCTTGCAATATTTGCTGCTGCCTGTGTGATGTCTCCACCCATAGCAACAAAAGCTGTGCCAGCCACAGCTGCAGCGATTGAAAGCACACCAAGCACCACAGTTGCGCTACCAAAGCCAGAAGCAAGGTTTGCAACCACGCCCATGGCTGGCTGCACTGCTCCTAGAAGCTTGGGTCCTAAGCTTGTGAGTGCAGGACCAAAAACACCAGCGATAGCATTGCCAACACCACCAAGCTTAGAAGTGATAGAGCTACTAAAAGCCTTCAAAAGGCTGTCTCTAAACTCCCAAGCGTAAAGAATTGCGGTTTCCAGCTTGTCTTGGACTACTGCAGCAATCCCACCAAAGCTTGTCTTAAAGCCTGTGCTTAGTCCTGCAACGGTAGAGAGTGTGCCTGGAATTATGCCCTTGATAACGGATAGACCGCTTGCAACAGTGCCGGAAGCCTTGGAGAACGCTCCGAGCATCTTGCCAGCGGTCTCCATAGACTTGCCGATGGCAAGAAGCGCAGGACCTGTGCCCGCGAGCATTCCAATAGACTTTGCAATAGTCTGAATGTCTGAAGCTGACATCTGACTGATTGCGTTTGCTGCATTTGTTGCCATAGAAGCGAGAGCTTCCATGCCACGCTCAAAGAGTGGCATAAGTGACTCAACAAGCTTCTGAATTGGGTCTGCCAGCTTGGAGAGCGCATCTGTCATCTTCTTGTAGCTATCAGTCTGGTACATCTTCATGATGGTTGCGGTTGCTGCATCAGCGAGATTTGAGAGCACGCCAGTAAGCGTCCTGGACTGCTTAATCATGAGCCCGCCAAAGTCACCCTGCATACCAGCTCTGATTGCTGCAATGGCTACATCGGCACTAACTGCTTTCTTAGTAACCATCTCCATTGCGCCAGCAACGTCTGTATGCAAAGCCTTTGCAAGGTACTCCCAAGCGGGGATACCAACTTCAGTAAGCTGCATCATCTCCTGTGAAGCTGCAACGCCTTTGCCGTGCATCTGACCGAGAGCACGGGTAATAGCGTCAATACCTTGCTGACCAGCACCAAGGGCTGCGGTTGCATTACCAACATCTGTAAGCATGGGGATGACATCATCAGCAGCAAAGCCATAAGCGAGCATCTGCTGAGTTGCCTTGTTGAGACCTGCCATCTCAAATGGTGTGGTCTTAGCAAACTCGACTAGATCAGCAATCATCTTTTTTGCACGCTCAGGACCAAGCATGGTATTAAAGGCAATGTCTACTTGCTCAGCGTTTGCTGCAGTCTGACTTGCCCACCGAGCAGCCTTGACACCTGCAATAGCAAGGGGAGCGGTAATTGCAGCGGTAAGCACGGTGCCCGCTTTAGAGAATCCACTGCCAAGGCTTGAGATTGCCTTAGAAGTCGTATCAGTTAGCTTGGAAACCTCACTGGCGAACTTGGAAGAGTCACCTAGAATCTCAATGACTACTTTTCCATCAGCCAAATTGACCTCCTAGAAGTTAGAAGTTACGGAGTGCCATCTCACGTAATTCATCTTCTGTTGGAGGTAACGCCCAAGCTTGAGCACGCCTAGCATGAGCACGCCCTTCTTCCTTTGTGGTGTCTCCTTCAAGCGGGCTTCTTGCAGCCACAGCTTGTCCTGTGAGCGTGTCTGGAGTAGCAAGTAGTGCCAGGTATAAATTGACGAAGGTATACCAGTGAAGCTGTGTTGATTTGCTCGTAAGGTCTATTGAGTAGACACGCATGAAGTCAGCAGTCACAATGCCAGCGTCATAGTGCCAGTCGAAGTTCTTCTTCCTGTAATACTGAATGCGCTTGTATTGCTCACCGTAAGAGATAGTGTCAAATGCTCCTGCAACCCACTCAGACGCTGCCTGAAGAGCTTCTACTGGGTACTTAGACACTTGGTCTGGGAGTACGCCTTTTTGAGCATAGAAAAGGTTTAGTGTCCTTGCATTTGCAACAGCACTGTTCTCTGTATCCATCGTCATGTAGATGAGCGAGGTCCTAAAGCCACTCTTAATGGGTACAGATACTCCCGCCACATCGACTGTGACGGGAGCACCCTTGATAACCGAGTCAAGAAACATGAATTACTCATCCATGCTGGAGTTCTCTTGTGTAATAAGCTCAGATACCTTAGAGATGGCATCGTTATCTGAGTAGACATCTGAAAGGATCGTGACAATCTTCATCAAGCGGTAGATGTTGAGCCTGTTTGCCTTACCAATAAGCTCCTCTGCAGCTTCCTCACCAAGCGCAAAAGCAACGATATTGTGAGCTTCATCTGCAAGAGTTGTGAGGTTGTCCATTACCTCATCATTGCTGAGCCCTGTAAACGATGACAGACGCTTTGCCCAGGAGTTGGCTTCTACAACAAAAGTGATGTTGCCTAGGTTGACTTCATAGGTCTTACCCTCAATCTTTACCTTTGCTGTTGGTGCGCCATCAAGCTTGTAGTTCTTCAGTGCCATAAGTGTTCCTCTCTATGGGTTTACCTTGGCTCATATCTTGTGCCACGGGTAACACCAACAAAAAAGCACCCAGCATATGCCAGGTGCTTCCCCAGAGAGGAGAGGAATGGGGACTATGTCTATGCAGCCTTAGTGAAAGCTGCAGTGTCATAGTTGAAGGTGCCATACTCGTACTCGTCGGTAATTGCGACCTTGAAGGCGATCTTGATAGGTGCAATATCAGAGCCAGAGAATGGCGAAACATTCAGCGTTGCCTTTGCGTGCTTAGCAACAAGTGCGGTCTTCTCGCAAGCCTTGCCTGCCTTGAAGTCGTATCCGCAAGTGCGGACATACTCAACAGGTACGTCTAGAACATCCTCATAGCTTGCGAGAATCTTCTGAATACCACCAGGACCCATTGCGTCAACCTCAAAACTGAAGGTGTCAGTCTTGCCTAGGTTGTACTTAGGCTGGGTCTTACGATCAATGTAGGTTGGCTCGTAAGACTTAGCTTCACGCTCTGGGTCTGCCTTAGTGGTCTCAGTTACACGGATGAAGTTCGTCTGTCCAGGGAACTTAATCCAGTGTTGAATCTCGTAAATAGAAACAGGTGTGCGCTGTGTCTCTGTTGGTTGTACGACAGCTGGTGATTCTGGCATAATACTTCCTTTCTTTAAGGGTTAAACCCTGTACTTGATTTGGGCGATAAGCTGGTAGGTTGCGACTCCATCCTCACCAACACTGAAGGGAGATGGCAGTGTGGTGACATCGTGAGCGTAAACAACAACGCCTTCTGGTGCACCACCGTCTTCAATGGCAGCTTGGACTTTGCGCAGCATGGCAAGACCGTCAATGCGCTCCTGCTCGTCTAATGGGCGTGTTTGCAGATACACCTCATAAGGGAACTGCTTAATACCTCCACCAGAGCAATAATGAAGCACCCAAGGTTCACCCGGAGCAGCCTTAAGCATTGCTTGTGCAGCTCCAGTGCCATTAGGGAACTGACCATACTCAACAGGGATACCTGTGAGAATGTCTTTTAGCCAGTCAGTAACGCTTTGAGCGATGTCTACCATGCCCCTCCAACTTTCTCTCCAAGAACTTTTGCGAACATTTGCTGCCATGCATTACCTCTGACACCTGCGCAACGGTCATACCAATGGTCACAGGCATTAGGAGCGTGCAGGGCATTCTGAAGCGTATTGTGGTTGTGTGTTGAGTAGTACTGAATACGTGCATATTCCGCTGCTTTTCCACCGCCCCATTCAACATAAGCAGCACTGCCAGTCTGACGGGTAGTGCCAGAGCCTTGCAGGGCTCCTGAGTCATAAGGGACGTAAGTCTTACAGTCAGCTAGTACATTTTCAGCAACAATTCCAAGGGCAGCTTCTACAGCGTTTGAAACCTTGTCTTTGCAACGCTCAACATCAACGTCAACCACACGCATTCTCATCTGGCTTCTACCTCCACATGATGGGTCTCGTGGTGAGTGGAATAAGGGTTTACAGAGCGCACCATACGCGCGTCTTGTGCTGGCTTCTCCCCGGAGCTAATGCCACGAATAACGAAGTCACCAGCCTTGAGACCTGGGTCTCTGAAGAACCACACTTTAAGCACGTTGGCGTTTTGTGGTCCTACGGTTGAAGCGGTATTAGCGAGCTTCTCTTCAACGTGTACGCCTTGATAGATAGATCGCGTGAATCCCTTATCCTGCTTGTGCCAGACGGTGACAGTATCCCAGGCAATCATTGGATACCCCTCCAAAGAAGACCTGTGCCAACTAAGAAGGGATACACGCAGGAGAGGTCAGAGACGCTTGCTTGAGCGTCTGTGTAGGTGTACGACACGCTACCGACACTCTCACTCTTAACCACTCCACGTGTGTCTTTGCCAGCTACTCTGTCGCATAGAGCGCAGAGAGCAAGAAGCCACTTCTCGCTGTACTTCTCAGGGACCTCTTCACCAGTCATCGAGACAAGCAGTGCTTGAGCCTTGACGAGGGGGGCGGCTAGCTCACCCCCGCCCAGAGAGCCTTTTTA